CGTGTCTTCTTTGGCTCTTAGACCTACGTAATGCACCCAAGAACGAACAGAACCGTTTGCATGGAGTCTGGTGGGTGTGTACAGAGGAAGGATATTCCTGGCGCATTCCCGTGCCACGCCCGCCTCTAGCATGTCCTGATACAAAGAATAAAGTTGCGCGTCGAGCAAGTAAATTCGATCGCGGAACTGAGCTAGGAGGTGGGGATCAATCTCTTCAGTGCTGGACTGACGATTTTTCTCTGCCTGTTTTCGGATATGAAACTCAGAGGGACGGTCATGGATATCGCCCGGAATAGTGTCAAAAGGATTTGTGTATCTCTGCGACAGCTCTTGGAAACACAGAGATTTATGACGAATCAGCTGCGCCGAGATTGCCCTCGAAGTAATAATTTCGAAACTGACGTTCGCTTGCTCAAGAATGGACCAGTGTCCATGTTTGATGCAGTAAGAAAGTAGTCTGGCGTACTCTTCTCGATCAGGGTTCGAAGTCGAGACTCGGGCGTGACGAGCAATTACTTTTTCTGCATCGGGCGTAATCCAGTCCAGCTTTACCGAGTGCATGCCCGAAGTTTGACTCGGATCACACTACCTCAGCTGCGTGGAAATGTCTGCTGATAACGCAAGCGAGAAGTAAGTTCTGAAGGATTACTTACTGCTCGAACCATATCGGAAGGACGCATACCAAGAGCCATACCTGCTAAACGAGTAGGACCCATTTGCTCGCTAAGCATCGTCACTTCTTGCCCCCGAAGAACTGTTCTTGTAAGGAGATATCATCGGCACGACGATAGTCCTGGGCGTACATCATTTGATTGGGGTCCTGAGTGTTCAGGAAGTTTTGCTGGGGCAAAAGAGTCAAAGCCTGAACATTGCCACGCATGGTCGGGTCCTGGGCCATCGCTGTCTCGGCGATGTACTGCTCCTTAGGGATGTCGACAGCGCGTTCAGGGAGGGGAAGATCTTTGTGGTTGTAACCTGCAGGTCCCGTCATTTGGGCCGACTTAGTGATGTTGCCTTCTGCGTAAGGCAGAGGGTTTACAGGCGATCGAAAGTAGGTGCCCTGATCGATGTTGTACTGAGTGAAGACTCGGTTTACATCGTCGGTATAAGCTTGCCTGCGTGCAGTAATACTGATGTCATCATTCATATAAGCCGCAGGGTTCGCCATAGGCATCCCCAAAGGCTTAAGACCGGGCATAGGTCCAAGACCACCGGGTCGCTGTAAAAAATTAGTTTGTTCCATAGATCTAGTTTAACTCCGTTTAGGCTGTCGCTCGCGATTAGTTTTTTCTTTAACTACCCGAATATTCGAAGAGTTGTTGTTCTCCGGGTTGAAATCTTTGTGATCGACTTCTTTTCCGTCCCCCCTAGATACTCTGCCAGACCTTTCCAAATGTCTACGAGCTTTGTTACGCGCAGCTCGACGTTTCTTTTGGCGTTCAGTACCATGGTAATCATTATATTCTTTTTTGTAATCACGTTTTGCCATATACAAATTCTACAATCCTTTAAACTAAATTATCAGCTTCAAATACCGTGCCCGTACCAAATACCTCTCCAAACATCGGTGGTTGGTATCAACAACTTGATCGAAAGTTGGGAGGTGTTCTGCCTGGAGGAGGGACACCAATACAGCCAGAAGTTTTAAATCGACTCCCAGGACCAGTCAACCTTGGTTACAGGTATGCAACGGGGACAGGAAATAAAGATCTAGAACTCTCACAGCAGTTTATGAGAGGAGCTGTTGAAGAGGCTTTAAAAAAAGGTCCAATGCGACCGGGTGAAGTAAGGGCTGTAAATTCTTATTCGACGGACTACCCAACACCTGGTATCGACACAATCCCAACAGCTCTCGGTCTGCCCACACTGGGAGATACAAATCCGAGTGCGGCTCCATACCGATACACACTTGGTCGTTACAACGTATACGACGAAGGTGACCGGTACGTTGTGCGCGATCGATTCGACTTAGAGAATGAGAGGGAACCTAAATCTTTAACACAACCAGGCAGGCAAGTAGCAGAAGGTGTGTTTAGAAGTCTCTATGGTGTAATCGACCCCACGGAGTTCCTGCGAGCCTATTTAAACTTCAGGCAGAATCCTCCAGCAGGGTACGATATCGAATTTTCGGTGCCAAAGCCCGGGACTAACGTCGGTCCCTAGGAAGTAAGCGATCTAAAGTCGCAACAGCATCGAAGTGCATGTCGCGCTGTTCTTCACCACATGTGCGGCACCACTCCTCCCACAGGCCGGTGTAAAGACCGTTGTCGCGCCCAGATTGTTCGTAAAGATATTGAATAAATTCTGCTTTTTGATTTTCTTTGTCGATGTCCCAGTTCTTGTAAATCTTGGTGTAATCAGTCATTGTTTGGCTTGAATGTACCAACCGGAACTGTAGCCCTTTTCGAGCATCCAGCGAGGACCTAAGTACTTTTTGGAATATTTCAGATACGCACCGTTTTTAGATGTGTAAACACCACTAAAACAGTCAAGCTCCCCCAGAGGGTCGTTAACAATAATATTTTCCTCGTCTTTGGTCAGCCCCACGGCGCAGATCCAGTGCCCCGAACCCATCGGGTTCTCAACAGGACCGAAATGCAAGATACCCATAGGAACTGGAACACCTTGTCTTAGTAAATTTTGAATTGTCTCCCAATTACCGTCCTGCCTAAATTCGGCGTTAACACCGTACTGATCGAGAGCTTTTATCTGAACCCAGGCCTCGGTGCCTTCACCGATATCACTTACGTCCTCAAAGTATTCTTCCCAATCGCTAAAAGAATCCGGCCTTAAAGTCTTAAGTAACATGGCACAACTACTGCTGAAGCAAGTTCTATCTACATCATCAAAGTCGCTTCTAGCCGAGTAATAAGGTGTGCTTAGTTGAATATGATGCCTTGGTTTATACTCTATTTTTTCATCTAAATCATTTATTACTTTCCAATCAGGAGCATAAAAAAACCAACTTTCTTTAGTGTCGCCCTTTAAGACTACTTCTCTATAGAGAGATCTTGCCGTAGTAGTAATCTGTTCCCACTCCCAAGCAGCATTCTTGGGTACAAATAACTTTTTTTCAGGTTCGATAGACCTGTGATCGGCAGGGAACCGTGTGAGCCATGTATCTTTCTTTGCAAGTAGAGACTGACCAAGAAGTGGATGCTTATCAGCACCCATCAAGATCTTTCTTTCTCTTTTCACACTTTTTGACCGTTTCCTCAATGGAGACATAATAAGAGGAAGAAGTACGACCGCCTTCTTCCATAGATTCTTTTATTTTTTCAGCAAAGGAGCACTCCAGATCAGAGGGGTCGTTCATGATCCACAGGCGTTTAGGTACAAAGAAAAATCAAGTAGTAGCTGTGTAGGTGACTCGGTAGACACAAGGAGACCTGTCGGTCTTCTCTACATACAGATAGTTGGCGATGCTAGCGCCCACGCTGGCAGTAAATGAAACATCAGTACGGTTAGAAGTTTTGGGAGAATCAACTTCACCAAGAATCGAACCGTCAACACCGCTCATAAGAAAGACACGCTTCACTGAAGAGGATCCGGCTTGGAGAGTGATGGTGCCAGTACCGGTTACGCTCGAAGTAACGGTATATCGGTCAGCTCGCTTAAAAGTACCTTCAGAAGTGTCTTCGAGAGTTGCGTTTACGGTGACGTTATCACCGTTTTCAGAACGGTACTGACTGAAACGGGTAATACCAGCAGGAGCAGCTCCGAGTTCACGGTTAAAAGTAACCTGAGCCATCTGACTTGAACATAATTGATTACCTTTATTTTAGTCTCTAAGACTCTGACTTAGATTTAAATAAGCTGTTACCAGACCATGCAGTACAACAAGCTGAATGCACTGGTGTACGAAGTTATCGAATTTATTTGCAGATTTAGACCAAACTTGAAGATAAACCCATGGGTCAGCCGAGCTAGAGAAAACTGCCTCCCAGACTGGGTTGAATTTAGGACTCAAGTGTTGATGAAGCAGCTAGATGAAGAAGTACAAGAGCTACATGAAGACTGGATAACTGAGGAAGCGGAACATTTTGACCCTATTTTCCTCGAATTCGAATTTGCAGAAGAATCTGACAAAACACCTCTAGGAAAACCTATGGGCCTTAGCTCTGCTTGGTCTTTTTATAAGCACGACTCTTCTTCTTAGCGCGTACGCAATTTGGTACGTTTTTACCGTCTTTTTTCTTGTACCCCTCTTGAACGTACCCTTTCCAACAAGATCCTCGCTTAGCCATTTTTAGAGTCCTTATATGCTCGGGCTTTTCGGCCAGCCCGTTTGGCTTTTTCAGTGTTAGCTACATGAGTGTTTACAGGTTTGCCACGGGTGGCTTGTTTCTTTTTCTCATCTGTAGCGCGTCTCTCTTCTTTTGACATGGCTGCCCACGCAGCCTTCGGTAAGTAACGCTCGGTTCTGCCTTTTTCTCGTGCTTTATCCGCCATGGTGCTTTCTATAGAGTTTTTTGGCTTTACCGAGGATTTTCTGGGCTGTAGCGCGTTCAGCGGCTTTCTCTGCCTTAACAAACAACTTAGCTAACTTCTTACGAAACTTAAGTTCATTCATTTTTTTTTCTTCTCATACTCCTCTCTAGTTTGCCAGTCTTCTTTAGACCACTTAGAAAGTTTGTTTTTACTTGATTTTTTGCCTACATACTCACCACCTGCCTCCTTGTAGTATTTTGTCGCCAATTGCATAGCGCGGGCAGAATGACCCCCTAGTTTTTTACGCGCTTTACGCTTTGCACGTTCCCACTTTTCAGGGTGTTTTTTCTTGGCAGTTTCAGCCATAAAAGGCAAAGCTTATTTAAGTATCTTAGATTAATAATGTCTGACTTCCTGAGTATGCCCGAGGAAGAAAACAAGCGTTCATACGAGTGGTTAGCTGAAATTGTAAAAGTTTCAGTTCTTAGCTGGAGCGCAGCATTATTAACCCTATCTTATATGGGTTATTTTCAAAAAATGGATCCTACATTCATAGCCTCTATCTTTAGTGGATCGCTAGCTGGCTATGGCATTAGTAGAGCTACAAATAACAATAATCAAAAAGCAAAAGAAATTAAAATAGAGGAGAAAACAACACCGAAACCTAAATTATGAAACACACTAAGTGGTTGTTAGCTCTCGTTTTATTAGTGCCTACGGGAGCTTTTGCTCAGACATCGCCGAACTTTACGCAAGGTTCGATGAACAGCACAACGGTTACTGAGACCTCAATCTCAGAAACAATCGCGATCGAAAAATATGGTGGCGCTTACAACAGCTGGTCTGGACACAACGTTACACCGAGCTCAGATATCGGCGGAACGAGTACTACGTACACGATGAACACCGGGGCAGAAAATTGGCAACTCGAAATCACTGCCAGGACGGCTGGCATAATCGAAACGCAGGACATTACTCGAACAATCGAGACGACCAGCACAACCACAAGCCTCAGCGTTTTCAGCCAGTAAAACTACTCTTAGCTTTATTACTATTATCAGGTCCCGTCAGAGCTCAAACTTCTGACGGGGCTACGGTTATCGCTAACCCTCAAGCATCGAGCACAGGCTCGGTGACAAATAGTGCAGTCCAAATCAATCAAGGGTCATACAGCACACAAGGATTCGGATCTGGCCACTACTGCAATAGCGGTACTGTGGTTATTACACCTTTTTTTATTGGTAGTGGCTTTCACCCGGAGTTCACCAGAAGTGAAAACTATGGTGCTCAAATCAGTGTCAGTATCCCGCTAGATGGAAGTATTACTGAGACCTGTAAAGAATTAGCTAAGAAAAGAATTCAGCAGAAAAGAGTAGATATTTTGCTTACACGTATGAGAGAGTGCACGAATATGTACGACAAAGGTTACATGATTAGACCAGAGAGTCCTTATTCTGCGATCTGTGACGACGTAGTGCCAATCGCTGCCTACTCCAAGTTGGAGGTTTCTCCCCCTTCTTCGTCTGAAAAAGAATAATTACCTTCTTAATAACTGGCTTAAACGCTGTAACACACTTTTTAAATAGCGCAGTCGCTGTGAGTGTCGCAGCTACTGAAACTGTAGCTGTAGTACCGGCGGCTACTAGGATCTCAGGTTTAGGAAGCGGTATCTGTATACCGCCCGGTATTTCTACACTGTTAACTACTTCAGAGGATTCAGTTTCTTTTTCCTCAACTTCTATTTTGAAATTATCTAAGTCAGTTCTAAGAGAACCAATTGCTTCAGTATGAAATTCGAGGGTAGGAGTGACCGCGTCCACGACGTCCTTGACTATCTCCTCAGCGACAGATGTCTTTGGAGGAGGTTCGGGAATGGGTCCTTTCGGAGTAGCTTTCGGTAAGACTATTGAAGCTTTACCAGGACGATAAGAAGGCACCAGAACCGTCGGGTAAGTCGGCGGCATCGGTGCCAAATAATTGATAACAGGCTCCGGAAATTTTTTAATATCCGGAAGCTTTAAATCAGGAAGCAGAAACTCCATACATATCAGTCACGACCACTCGTATTACGCTCGTCTTTTTTACCCCGTTTACGCTCTTCTTTATATTTTCGAGCTCGTGTTTTAGCTCGGTCGGCTTTACTCATTTCACCACGGCGCTTGCCTTTCTCAGTGGCCTCGACGGTTCCTTCTTTTAAATCACCAGATTTCTGAAGTGATTTAGTTGCAATAGCGTAGGCGGCTCCCTTCTTCATATCTGGATTTTCTTTCATGATGCTTTTAACAGCGTCTTCAAGAATCGCGGGCATGACTACGCACTTCTAGGAGTATATTTATATTGTATCGAATCTTAGTTATGTCTTTTGTTACTGAGCACTGGTCTAATATCGTCGGAATTGCTGGAGCAGCACATCTCTTAGCTCTTGCTATCGTCAACGTCACGCCCACACCAAAGGACGACGAAATTTACGGCAAGTTCTACAAAGCAATCGAGATGCTGGCCGGCATCGTCACGAAAGTCGCTAAAAAGTGATTTCAGCTCTCTTAACGTTGCTCGCACAGACTGGTCCTCATGACCAGTCTTTATCTTGTGTTCAAGTTAAAGAGATTATAGAAACTGTGACGGTAGACCCTTACTTCAGCAGACCGGAAAAGAAGGAGCATATGAAAAAATTTTTAGAAAGAGTAAAAAGGCACAGCCCTCCTGGTTGCGCTATTGACTAGGTTTAAGCGGCTTCGGGGAGTAAAAGCGTTTCTTTCGCCATCCAGTTAATAAATACAGAAGAGGGAGGCTCAGGATCGAGCTGGTTAATCCAGCCAAGAATCCTGTCCTCCCTTTCAGGTGTCCAAAATATTTGAGCTCTATACCACTGAAACCAGTGCTGATCCGACTTCTCTAGATTGCAGGCTCCACAGGCGCCGATTAGGTTCTTTCGGCTCTGGTCTCCACCTTTGGCTCGCGGTATTACATGGTCGAGGGTTGTAGGATGGGCACGTCCGCAATAGGCGCATTCAGGCCATTCATCTAAAATCGATCGTCGGAATCGTTTTCTAGCAGACCTCTTCTGAAGACATTGGAGGTTAAAAACTAGATCCTGTTCCGAATCGACCATAAACAATGGTGCGACCTAACTATATTTTATTCGAAACTATCTTTAAAACCTTTAACTTAATTATAAATTTAAAGGCTTTATGAGAAGATCAGGCTCATAAGATGCTGACATAGAGGCGGTGACTACATAGAGCACCTCTTTGATCATGTAAATCACAGTATGATCGAAGAAGTGTATGGTGAGCAACAGAACCAAGACTTATAGTATACTGACATACGTACGTGCTTGTTTTCTCTAAAATGAGAAAAATAGATATCTTACCTACAACTGTATATGAATTTAAATTACCGGATGAAATATATCTCAAATTAAAAACAACAGCGGAAAATATAAACTGGAATGAACTACCTACCAGAAACGGTGAGCCGCACTATGGAAAATCATACAGACCAACGACATTGCATAAAAGCGAAGATTATAAAGAATTAGTAGAGTATATAAAACAACAGGTAAACAAAGTAGCAGATGAACAACAATATACTTTTTTAGACAGCCTGGAAGTATCTCTTTTGTGGCTCAACAAGAGTAGTAGAGGTCAGTGGCATCACAGGCACTTCCATGCTTGGTCCGTGTTGAGCGGGATTATTTACGTAAAAGGTTTATCTGGTAAAACTTGGTTTAGCCGACCAACAGAGTACAACATGCCGACAGCATTTGCACTAAAACAAAATTGCAGTGAAGTTATTTATAAACACGCACCAAAACTAGGTACTGGATTAATATTTCCGAGTAAACTAGAGCACTCAGTTGATGCAGTTAGTGAATACGATGAAGATCGTATTACATTGTCGTTTAATACGTTTCCGAAAGGAAAAGTCGGCAACGCCGATTTTTTAGCCGGAGTAAACATTTCTTAAAGAAAAATGACTGACAAAGCCGTAGAAAATTTTATTAGGTCTTACAACATGCCCGAAGAAGATTTATATTGTTGTGACGAAGTAGTAGAGTGGTTTAATAAGGAAGAAGGGAAAAAGGGCCACGCGGGACTTACTTTGTACGCTACAGGAGAAGAGGCAATAAACAATGAAGTAAAGGAGTCAAAAGATATCAGTTTAAATTTTAGATCTATATGTCACGAACCTCCCTTTATTAAACCATTTAATTTTTTATGGTCTTGTGTACAAAAGTATATTCAGGAATTTGTAGAAGTAGATGGAGCAGAGTTTACTATAGAAGATTTTTTCAATGTACAAAAATATTATCCGCCGACAGGAGGATATAAAGCCTACCACTGTGAACGAATATCAAAACACACACAAAACAGATGCTTAGTGTGGATGATGTATCTAAATACAGTGGAAAAAGAAGGAGGCACTGAGTTTAAATACTACAACCACATAGAGAAAGCTGAAAAAGGCAAAGTAGTGCTTTGGCCTACAGACTTTACTCATACACACAGAGGTTTAGTAGCGCCAGAAGAAGAAAAAATTATAATGACAGGCTGGTATGTTTTCCTTTAGTCAACCCCGATGTAAGGAAAATGCGTTACTGCTGCCACGTCCCAATCGGTAGTGGAGGTTCCGGAAACAGTAATACCACTAATCGAAGCATCCATAAATTGGTTATTAGTAGTGTAAGTACCAGCGACGGTGTTTTGTCCGTTATAAGGCTGACTAGGTGAGTTACTATTGGAAAAATTACCGGCAACGCCAACTTTACCCTGGGAATGCGTATGCAACAGCATGGTCGCTGTTTGGTAAGCGCCTAAATTATCTCCAACAGGAGCTGAACCTGAAAGAGCGACCCGGCTTGCTCTGTCTACGTCAACAGTACGACCTAGATCTAGCCCACGTAGATGAATATTGGTTAGATCAGGAAGATGTATATGGGTTGCGGTGCTGCCGAAAGCTCCTGTAGGGAAATACAGGCTCAACTCAAGATAATCAGCTCTAAGAAGAGTTTGACCATTGCAGTATGCGTAAGTCTTCTTAGTAGCATCTTGATAAGTTGCGCCCTTGTAGTAAGAGGAATAAATGATGTGACCAAGCATAATCAGACGGTGCCTGAGGCTACGATACAGTTTAGGACAGTAATGTTTTTGGGTCTAGCCTCAGAATTACCGTAACTAGAATTAGAAGTAGCAGGAGCACTGACATTAGTGCTATTCCCCTGGGCTTGAGCAGGATAACCGGTGCCAGGAGGACCTTGTTGAACAGTCATCCCGTGATAATGTTTTGCATTTCCGCTAGCCCCGTAACCCTGACCTCCAGTAAGAGGATCTGGTTTAGTATTTTTACCTGATTCAGGGCCTCTTAAAAACACACCACGGGTATCAGGGAGAGTAAAAGTAGTAGAACCATCACCTGTGCCGTAATCAGTTCCAAGTCTTTCGAAAAGTTTAGCGTAACCGGCTCTGCTTACGTCTTGACCACTACAGACTAGAACTCCTTCAGGAAGCACACTATATACATTTGACAACGTAGTCGGCAGCATAAACTGAATATAACTTCCGATAGGAATCGATTTAGATAATGCATTACACACTAAAGGCACCATCTCCTTATATCTTCCATTATTAGTTACATTATTTCCGTCAGAGGAAGTTTGGAGCGCAGCGTTACCGCTCCACGGTGCGCCTCCACCGACGTTTAAAAGCTTAGGAGTTCTTACTAAACACTGACCAGTGTGGGTGTGGATTGGAATGTTGCCCGAAACAGTAACACCAGAGGCACCAGCAGCACCTCTTAAATACCCATAGGAACCCCAAACCGAAGGAACGGCAAAGGTATTAGTGCCGTTGCCTCCGTAATTGCCTCCGATTTTGTCAAATAGTTCAGTATACTCTGAACTTGCAAATTCGTCACCAAACGCACATAAGTAACCTCCGACTTCCGTACCACTAGCAGCAGTTACAACACCGCTTGAAGCAGCGAAAATGTAATCACCAACACCTGCAACTAAACCTGTAAAAGGTGTGGGCCAACTACCAAGACCTCTAAACCTGGCTTGTTCTGAACCAACATAGACACCTTTAGCATTAGTAGAGTTAGGAAGATCTACGTTACCTGCGTAGTTTCCAATTTTTTTATTGTTGGCCATGGATACTCAAGTCGTACAGAACGAGGGAGATTGAACAGACTTAGATTTATACAATATTAACTCTATACAGACTAAGTTTCATCTGCACTCAAGGGTAAAGTACTCGGATTATCCCCCATCACGTTCTCGATTATGTAATCATTCAATTCTCGACCAGGAGGAGGAACACAATTCCTCAAAAAACTGGTTATATCAATTAACTGATGTCCCAAAATCCAATCACTAGGAACACCAATATTTTCCCAAAAATCAGTCGTATCAAGAGTAGGGGGACACGTAACAAGGCCTGATGTTTCGTACTCATATCGAATAGTTTCCTTCTCCCTTTCGAAAAACTCTAATTGAGCGTCTCTAACTTCAGCAGGTGTAGTTTGAATTTTTTCTAAAGTGGCTGGGACACTGTCACGAGAAATAAGAGCAGAGTTATTTTCTGCTCTATAAATTAAGCTATATGCTTCACCTACAAACGAAAATAGTTTCTTCTTATAACCCTCAGCAAGCGTATCTAAGTCGTCGCTTAAAGCATTTTCAATCAAATTTTTTAGTAAAACTGTTAGTTCAGAAGTTTCTTTACGCTCAGCAAAAAACTGGTGATTAGGGTCATGAATAATCTCCCAAGAAAGCGACGTACTATTCCAAATCACTTTATCGCAACAATTGTCTTTGAGTGGTTTGTCGGCCACGGGGCCTAAGAAACCGGCAGTGTTAATATCATCAACTGTGCAATTTGAGGAATATCTAGTCTGACCATTAGGTAGACGAAAGCGATTAGGAAGGACGAAGGGGTCTTTCCCTACTTGGTAAACAAGAGCGTTAGTCCAGTCAGTTCGACTCATAATCAAACCTCGACGTAGCTAATGGTAACGTCAATGGAGCCACTTGCGCTCGACAGAACTCCCAGTTTCTTGCCGCTGGGTAAAATATATTTATTACTAAGAATATCTAAGTTAGAGTCTGCTGGGACAGGGATTGTAAAAGCAAGATAAGTTTCGATAGTATCGGAAGAATCGTCCTGCTCAACAGTAATATCTTCCGTATTAGCTCCGTCAGTGTTGGCGCAGATAATGCTCAGGATGATTGTACTGTCCGAGGTAGAAGTCAGAGCAGTAATTTTACTGGTGTCGACGTTTTGAACAAACGTATTAAAAAACGTAGCCATGAGAAAAAACGCTACTGCCCCGTATATTTTAAATTTTAACAGACAAGAACGCCGGAAACCGCAAAGACAAAATTGTATTGAATATTTTCTATATAAACCAAGTGACAATAGATGCTCTAATGCCGTCTGTTACTTTAGAAACCCCGTGAGGGAATAAAAAATTAGAGGGGAACAAAACTATTAAACCTTTTTTCTTGGGTACTTTGTATCTGCCCCCAAAAAAAGTAAGCTCACCACCTTCGTAGTCGTCATTAAGTTGTACAGAACACGATATCTGTCTAAAGTAACCAGTATCTTTAATTTCTTCTCCTTCTGTTCTTAAAATGTCGACGTGTTCTCTAAAGAAGGATCCTGGTTCGTAGTAATTAAGTTCATAACCAGTGTCAGAAGTCATTTGAGCCCACGGGTGATTTTCTTCCTGGTAAGTTGATACGGATTTACTTATTGCTGTAAAAACATCAGAATCAATAGCTGCGCGAACTTCATGATTTAAAGAAACAACACTCGGATGACTTATGTTTATTAATTTTGATTTTCTAGAATTAAGATTTACCTTATTTCCGTAAACTGTAGATTGCATAAGAAGAGGATCATCTGAGGGGTACTCAGATAAGATTCGATCACAAAGCTCGATACTAAAATTATCCTCATCTAGTTTTATAAAATCTCCAAGGCACGCTTTAGCACCGTACGCATACTGTTTCGTATTCATGTAAATTAGCTAAACACCAGTGAGAGTATACTGGTATTAACCTAAAGCAATAATCAAACCCTGCAACTCACCTTCACTAATAAAAGGATTGTCCGAAAGCAGTTGTAAAGCGGCGTTGCCGGAATCTAAGGCGTAGACCGAGTCAGCACTTGCAGCAGCACCAGATCCATAAGAATAATCACCTGAGATAATTGCGTTTACAGAGTTATCAAATGCAGTAGTAGCAGACGCTAAAGCAGCGTTTCCGGAAGCAAGCGATACTGCCGACTGAGTAATAGCAGCGTCAGATAACTGAAGACCGCTTAAGTTTGCAAGGAGTGCATCATTTCCAGATGCGAGGGCCTCCACGGAAATACGTTGTGCTTCCGTGCCTGAAGCATACGCAGGGGCGACGCCTTCCAGAGCTGCGATACCCGATAGCAAAGCGTTATCAGCTTCACCTTGCGTAACTCCGTCGTCAGCTAATTTATAAACTGACGACTCGTTGACTAGCAGAAGGCCACTAGCTTCAGGCGAAAGGAAAACATTTGCGGTGTAGTCATCCGCATAGTCATCAAGCTCGTTACCAAGACCACTCCCATAAGTGATCGAACCGAGGATTACCTGTCCATCGGCATCATCAGCTTCTTGTAAGAACTGACCGCTTAGAACTAGAGGACGACGGACAACCATGACTTAACTCAGGGCGATAATAAGACCGATCGCTGCACCTTCTGTGAGATTAGGAGAATTTGCAATGTCTAGAAGAGCCGCATTACCAGAAGCTTGAGCTGCTGGTGTGATCTCAAGAGCAGCATTGCCGGAAGCCAAGGCGTCTACTGAAATAACAATTGCTGCATTACCAGAAGCAAGTGCAGTATCTGCAAGGGCTAAGCCTGCATTGCCAGAAGCAAGAGCTTCAGTAGCAACCACAAGAGCCGCATTACCTGACGCTTGCGCAGTTGAAGCGTCCTCGAGCGCTGCATTGCCAGAAGCAAGTGCATCAACTGCAATTACGAGAGCTGCATTGCCTGATGCCTGTGCAGACGCTACATCGGCTAAAGCTGCATTACCAGAAGCGATAGCGGCGTCAGCTGTTGCTTTAGCAACCCCATCAAGACTTAATTTGTTATCAGAGGAGAAGATTAAACCCGATGCTTCAGTAGCTAGAGCGATATCAAGTCGGATACTGTTAGCAATATTTCCACCGCCAACTAAACCGCTCCCCGCGATAACTTCGGAGTAACTTCCGGATGGAACGAGAAGTGTGTCACCGGGAGGAAGCTGAGAGGGAGCTCCGCTGACAAGAACAAGTGGTCTACGTTGTACCATTATCAGACTCCTGCGTAAAGAAGAACTGGGCTATTTAACTCAATACTAAGTTGTGTCGTGTTAATAGCTAAGCCCACGGGGACAGACGCTGAGTAAGCATCGGTTCCAGAACCAGAGATCTGCCCAGAAGCCGTTTCAAACTTGACGATCTCGCCTCGGAACTTAGACAAATAGTAGTATTGACCTGCCGTTAGAGAAGTTTCAGCCGTAATATTTCCGGCGGTAAGGTCGATAACACCGTCAAGAGCGACCTGAACAGCGCTTCCGTCAACTCCTGCCTCAGTTGAAAAACCAAGAACTTGAATCTGATTCGTATCGACACCGCTAGCCGCGATGGCGGGGACGACAACAGAGCCACTCGCATAGAGTGGCGTCCCTGCAGCAAAATTATCTCCTGCAGTCAGACTTACAATAGGGACTGAGCCGGTGACATTACCTTGTCCGTTTGCAAGGTATACAGTCGTACCATCGCTCTGGAAGGAGCTGTAACGACGGTTAAAAATCGAACGAGTCGGCATTACACGAACCTCCTTTAGTTATTCTAGCTTTAAGTCAAAGAATCTTTTTGCATAAACACGGGAGTATCTAAATTAACGTTCAAAGCTGTAGAGCTAATAGCAATACCAAGCTCGCATAAATAAGCTCCAGATTCTGTAATCGTATTAAATACATCCGCGAAGCCCGAATAAACCACGGGGGCCGTTCCAGAAAGAGGTGCATAGTACCTCTCCCCAGGAACTAGATCGGTAAAAAACGAAGCTTCTCCTTTGGAAATTACTCGACACAAAGCACCCGAAACAACAGTGTCTTTAGAGATCCCTACAGAACGTGCGTCAGAGAAAAATAAGGGATTAATTACAGTAATTCCGCCCAGGGGAGGGTTGGTCACAGCGACCGCGTTACCCTGAGCTATTGGTTCTTGGGCGACGAAACTCAATAACATAGGGGAATTACCTTTTTATTTATTTTATCAACGCTTACCTTGACCACGGTAAAGTTTGCGGTTGTGTGATTTTTTGCTATTTGTACCGTTCCCCTGCCTAGTTTTTTTAGGCTGAGAAGAAATCATCGTAGTGGTTTTGGGCTTAGACATCGATTAAGGAGCGACACCAGAACCGAGAATAACCCATTCACTACCGTTCCAATATTTAAAGAAGTCGACACTTTCATCGATAAAGCTGGCGCCTTCAACGACACCAATAGGCTCGGAAGATCCGTACGCAGGGGTGTAAGCAGGCGCGGTTTCATACCAGCCAGAGCTGAGTGCGTCATAGACAAACAAGTTGCCCATAAGTCGGTTGAACCATAAAGTTCCATCGACAGGAGGCGAGTTGAGTCCACCGTTTCCAGATGGTGGTACTTCACTAGTGATCGCCAGAGCTTCGGCGTTGGTTTGATACCAATCAGGGTCTTCGACGCCGTTACCCGAAGCGTAAATAAATAGTCTGCCTTCGTTCGAATCAAACCAAAGAGCACCGGCTCCGTAGTTTTCGCCAGGTGAACCGGAGACAGTTACACGCGGAGAAACATCGACACCCGACCCGTCGATAACAATAACTTTGCCATCGTAAGTCGTACTTACACCATCGCGACCACGAGTAATGACATCGAAAATTTCTCCGCCAGCGTATAGACCTGTACCGCTAGAAGTCGTAGAAATACCGGAACCTGGGAAGACTTGGGTGACAGCAGAGTTAATAATGCTGTAATCACCACTTGTAGTTACGTAAACACCAGAGCCAGCTAGAACACCACTAATAACCGTGCCTGGTGTTGTAGTTGTAATTCCACTAGCGGTTGAGTTTAAATCTTCAAGTGCTCGAACAACGCCTTCGAAATTGGCGGGGTAGCCGTAAGGGCATCTTGTATAACTGGTGGTTCCCACGCCGCTAACAGTGTCAATGAGTGAATCTATAACCGACACGATTCCGAAGAAGTTGTGCGGTGCTCTTGCCCTTGGTTTATCTCCGTGAAGTGGACAAGCAGGGCTATTGCGTTCAGGCATTTAAATAGTCCACCTCCTTATAACAGTCTATCTGAGTATTTTCAGAAATTAAATCTTACCCCTTAATCGTTTTGTCTGAGAACTTAAGCTGCTCTGCGGATTCGTGAAAAGCTAGCTCCTCGGCAAGCTTCCAGGCCGGGATACCCAGTTTGTCAGCTCGTTTTCTGATCGTCTGCCATGAAGGAGTGTGCTGAGAAGTCGGCATGAGTAGCACGCTTTAGAAACTATTTCTTAAATTGTATAGCACTGTGACTAAGGTAGCTTGCCACGGGAGGTCTGCGTCAGTGATTTAAAAACTAAATCTGTACGAGGCTTAGATCTAAACAATACGTCTCCTGACTTGTATCTATATAGACGTATAAGTATACGTATTAAATAATTAAATTAGGAAAAGAGTAGATTTTGGCCCACTTGACGCGGACTTGTGTTCTTTATCGACGTTCAAGCGCGGTCAGCTCGTATGGAAAGACCTTTATATGAAAAAGTCTTTATCTAAGGAAAATCTGTTGGTACTACCCTTCTGTGCGTTGTGTGTGCTAGTCTCGTGAGACAAGAAAAACAAAATGCCTATGGACACTCGTAACGCCCGTTTGGCGGCGTTGTTGGGCCTACTTGAACCCGAAGAACCTCAAGCGCCTAAAGGAGAACCCATGCATAGGTCTGTGCGTGGGCACTGGGACGTGCTTGACTTCGGGGACACGGTCACCTGGGCCTGCCGTTGTGGTCGATCCAGACCCATAACGCTTTCTGCCAAGGATTCTTCAAAGGTGTTCTTGCCTTTGGACGGCATCCACGCCTGTGAGGTCTGTAGGGCAGAACTCCAAGAAGCCTCTTGCAAGTCAGAACGTTTGCTGGCGTGGCTTAACATGCACCGTGCAGTCTTGGACCGCAGGACCTGCTTGGAGTTTCCAGAGGACGGTGGTCTCTACAAAGGACCCAACGACGAGCGGTATTCTCGGACTCGTAGATTTATCTTTACTCAATTCTGGAGAAAACCAGTCGACACAGAGCACTGTGTGCGTTCTGTGTGCTCAAATGCAAAGTGTATCAATCCCTACCATCTATGTCTAACTTCGAAAGATACCAAGCTCCCTTCGTCAGCTCGGAAGACAGTGGAGACCTTGATTCAACAAAAAATATCAAACTCAACGATCAGGCAGCTTTTGCGAGAGAAGCTCTCTATAGAGCTGTCAGTGAGATCGATTCAAAGAATAAAAAGAGATATAACCAAATCCAAAAGCTGCGTTTCTTGATTTATGAGTTACAGTCCCTTCAACCGACTGACGTAAACGAACTTTCTGAGGCATTGGGTCAGTCTCAGGCAACAACTAGAGAACAGCTAAAAAAACTAAGAAAGCTTGATCTCGTTACCCGCACTCGATTTGAACACCACACGCTCTACTGCATCAATGGGGATTTCAACAGGTTCGTCAAAGACATTCTCAAATCATTCCATTTCGGAGGAGAGGACTCTTAAACCTTCTCTCTGGGACGAAAAGTACATTATTCCCAATCTCCCGCCTTGGATTTACTCGGATAACGAACCTCCTTTCTCGATTAAAGATTGCGAGGCAAAAATCTCGGCAATCGAATACACCATTATCGATATCGATTTACAAATTGATATTCGCCAGTCTGAGTGTGCTATGGGGAGCAGTCGCTATAAATCATCTTTTGAGTTCGAAAAATGGCGCTGTCAAGCGCTTAAAGCAAAACAGTCACAATATTACTTACTGAACGCACACAAATACTGGTTAATCTTAAACAACACACAACCCCTTGACGTCTCTGAAAAGCTTGATAAGCTTATCGAGTTACTCGTTGAGGACTCTCCAACCTTTACCCAGCAAGCGCAAGCGCTACTAGACTGACGTCGATCGTTATGTAAGAAACGGCTTAACGATTACGGAAGGTTGAGGTAGCGTTTTACCGTTTTCCGCCCTCACGCAAGTCGCCCTGGTTGCCTGACGTCAGGTGGTCAAGGGGATCCTTCCTATTGACATGTTTTCTGAATTAATCAAAAAAGAAATTAAATCAATCACAGACCTTTTGAGCAGCATAGATGTTTCGCTGCAGATGATGGCTAACAGGCACGGTCGAAGAACGACTGCGTTTGTTAACAGAAGAACTATCGCCCAACGCCTAGGAGTTCCAACTGTCGTTATCGACAAGCTTATATTCCAAGGCATTTCATCGAAGGGCTCCTCAGGGTTGATCGAAGGTAAGCACTATTGCAAACTAAATCCCCAGGAGAACAACAGTTCAAAATTTCTGTATGATCCTTATGAAATCCTTCAGGCCGCTTGGAGCAATTTTAAATATGACCAATGAAGCAGTAAACCGACTGCGTCGGATGATCTCACAAGGGACAGAAGCAGAGCGCAGACTAAGTGCAGGTGTTTTTAGAAGCATCATTAGCGACATGATCACCTTGTACGGAGAGAATAGAAAGTACAAAGGAAAAGGAATTCTTGTTTTCAATCCGTCTGAGCCCACGGCTAGTAAATACTGCACAATTTCTGATCTCGAAGGTGACTTATCCATCGCTCAAGAGGCTATGACTAGCAGCCTCGAAGAGATGTTTCAGAAAGTAATTAATTTTGTGGAGAAAGAGGATCAGTCTGGTCTTGCCCTTGTCGCCTTTTATGAAGACGAACATTTAGAGCTTATGCGTCTCGATCCTGAGTACGCAAACGAACAAATCGACTCTGCCACTAACGGATTAATCTTCTGATTATGCCTTCCAAAAAACCTCCAACCCCTAAATTTCAAAAAGGAGACCGAGTAATTCAAACTAATTCCATCACAACGGTTTGCTGGACGGCAAATTCAAAACAAGCTTTTTCGGATAGGAAAAAACGAGGAGTTGGAACTGTTGTAGAAGTCGTTATTAAGAAAAATAAACGGGGCGCAAATCATTTTTACTACAGTGTCGTTTGGGACGGAACAAAAACTGAGTCTTTCCATAGTCAGATGAGACTCACATCTGCATCGGAAGATATTACAGATTAGTGGTTCTAGCATCTTTTGATTATGTTTCACCTCCTGATTTAATAGCTGTAACCACGGCTTTTCTCGGGGGTGAAATTTTTTTAGACCCAGCTTCTAACGAGAGAGCGAACGCGCTTGTTCAAGCAACAAGGTTTTTTAACTGGGAGCACAACGGACTGAACCAGTCCTGGAAAGGAAAGAATATTTACCTATACCCTC